AGTAAGTGGTGATTGGGTAACAGACATTGTACTTGATCGTCGAGTTGTACAGGCAGACGGTACTATTGGGACGACAGCAGCACTTACTTTGAGTGCTCCGACAGCAGGCTCAACCATACCTAAGGCTAGTAGGACTAACTACCAGACAATAGCTGCGTACTTAAGATCAACTGGTAACTACAATAGCAGTCAAACAAACGCAATTATACAAGAGTGGCTAACTGATGAGGGATACCCAACCCAGTTTAATAGCGCCTTGTTTAATTACCTTGGTAGCCTTGGTTACGTAGGTGCTTTGTACGATAGGATGAATAGTTGGCAGTTAGATTCTTAGGAGAGAGAATTGAACAAGGCAATTGTTGCAGCAATAGCGGTCATACTGGCCGCCTTCCTTGCCTTCTTAGAGAAGTCTAACTCCTCTGAGAGGGCTGAACAATCAGCTCTTATTGGTATCTTGTATCAGCGTGTGGATGCCTTAGAAGAAAAGTACCTAAGGGTAGTGACTCAGAACCAGATTCAGGCGAGTAAAATAACAAAGCTTACCATCGAACTGTCTGATAAGTATTCACCCGATGAAGCACTTAAAACCTATATAGATAACATGCCTTTCCCAGCCTGGGTTAAGGTTGTGAATGGCTCTGGCAGTGCTGCTGAATTTACTATGTGGCATTTGAACAGGGAGTATGAAGATGTATTTAATATCAGGAAGGAATCTTACATAGGTAAGACTGACTTTGAAGTGTGGCCCCAGAGGTTAGCCTTGGGGTTCTATGAGAATGACCTATCAATATTGAATACTGAGATAAGTGCTTGCAACAGAGAAGAAATAAAGTACACACCCATAGGCCCAATCATGGAGTCTACAGAGTTTGTACAAGTGTGTAAGTGGAGAACTAAAATTATGGGTAAGAGGGCCGTTGCTGGCCAACTCCTACCCAGTTCGGGGAGCTGATGCTCCCCTTTTTATTGCCTGTTAGAAAGTTATTTCACAGGCACCTCCTGCACAAGCAGCCTCTCCCTGTAGATCTGTGTTATCAACATCTTCTGTGACCTTCGAAAGGTCAATGGAAGTGAGGGAGCTTTCCAGTTCATAGTACTTAGCCTCTGTAATATCCTCAAATGGTGCTTGGACATAGGTTCCACCATTGTAAGGAAGGACAGAAATTCCGTTGTATTCATTTCGGTTACTCCACATCCAGTCAACACACTCTCCCCACTCATCATCTTTAAGACTTATAGTACAACTTACGTTATGAGTATTGTCACCACTAACGTGACCATGACGTACCCAATCTAAGTTAAACAACCTAACCCTGTCCAGTAGATCACGAGGGCTCTCAGAGCGAAGCAGAGCCCCTCTAGGAGCTTCTTGAGGGAAACTTAGCACTGCCCCACTGGGGTTGTGTAAATCGTCCTCTACAAGCTCTGGCATAGCTCCTAGCATATAGTGGTATAGGGCCTCATTCTTACCTACTCGCATTCGCCTGATATAATAAGATCCATGCCAAGCATGTATCCCGCTACTACTACCCACCACGAGGGAACTAGTACCACTAGGCTTAACAGTAGTAGTACGAGCAGCGGGATTAATGTTAATAAGATTAGCCACCCGCTTATTTTCTTCAACCACTTCATCAGCAGCCTCCCTTAAGTTAAGTCCTAGTACAGCACCAGACCCAATGCCTGTCATGCCTACACCTATTAAAGCTTCTTCCTCTGTAGTCTCTCTCCATATAGGACGTAAGTAGTGGAAATCAGTATAGCCTGCCTGTAGTGTACCTATAAGAGCAGCAGCTTTAGCCCTACTGTTTAGGTCATGTTGGTCTACTACGTCACCAGCGTTAACTTCACATAAATTACAGAACTGGAATGGCCGTAGTCCTATCTCACAACAGGGATTAGTACCCCACTCCTCATTGGAAGTCCAGTACACACCTGGCTCTCCAGCACCTGACTCCTGCACTATACGCATTATGTTATAGAACTCTTCCTTACTTACCTTACCACGAGGAAGTACTGCTGAGTTGTTAGCTCTTGCTCTATAGGGGTGCTGTTCCCACCAAGCCCCTGTCTTACACTCAAGCATATCCTGATCATCTCGATCAAACAAACTAATAAGAGCAGCCCGTCTAATACCACCAGCTAACACAGCGTCTGCAATGACACAGCACAGGTCATGAACCTCTATCGGTGTAAGCTTACGTCCTAGTGCTAAGTCTAGCTTACCCCTAAGAAGTTCAATGCACGCTTCCAAAGGCTCTGGGCCTGGGGCCTTGCCTCCTGTAGTAATGAGTGCTGCCCCTTTCTCCCTAATGTCTCTATAGTCAAATACAGGGGACTGCTTTCCGAGGAAGTAGGCTTCGACCAGTACTTTAATTGCATCGGCCCAACCTTCGATACTATCTCCCACAAGAAACCTTCTCGACTCAGGTCTCGGCCCAATGACTCTAGGAAGTTTATTGACCCAGAGGGATTGTACACTATATCCTCCTCCAGTACCTCCCAACAAAAGGAACATGAGTTCTGAGAATGCGTCTTGGTGGTCGATAGGTAGAAAGGCACAGTTATATATTCGGTTGTTTGCAACTTCAATAGGCCGTCCCCCAAACTGCAAAGACCGCATACTGGGCAGCACTTTCTTGTCATAGACATACTGGTAAGCCTCCTCGATCTCTTGTTTAATTTGAGGGTACTTAACTTGGTGCATCTCCTTGTTACGTGTTACCAACTCCTCCCAAGTTTCTCGCCTACTCTTGCCTTCTAAATACTTAGCGTACTTGTTAAAGATAGTCACTTCACTTAATATCTTATTGCTCTTATTCAACCTCAACTCCCTTTATAAACTCTTTAATTTTATCTATCCCTGTACAGGTAATGGTTCTCTCTACTAGAGGTATACACAGTGTTGGTACTTGTCTAACACCTAGTGTCTGTGCCACAGTACGTCCACCAGCATCTTCAACGGACATGACTTGGTACTCTATACCGCTCTCGTCAAGTAACCTCTTAGCCTCTTTACAAGGGGCACAAGTACTACTCGTCAGTAACTTCGGTACTAGTATCATTTGCCTCCTCCTCAATTGCTTTATCTATAAGTCTGTTAACATCGTCTGCGTCTAAGTATAAGTCTGAACCATTTAGCACGCTCTCAACTTCATCGTGTGTAAAGAACCTACCGTATACCTTGTGGTACAGGTTACTCAACCTCTTAGATAAGAACTCAGCAGACTTCAACGTCTCGTTAATCTTACCCATTGATCCACTACTGCCATCATGTAGCATCACCTCACAGAACGAACCTATAATGAATGCAGCTCCTGCAAAGAAGATTAGTGAACCTGCACTAGCTACCAACCCATCTGCACTTGTCACTACAGTAGCGTCTGTACTTGACATAGCGTGGATTATCTCTATGGCGGTATCTAGGTAGCCACCTCCAGTATTCAAGTGGAGGATAACTACATCATTTGCTGAGGCATTATACAGGGTGTCTAGTAGGTCTATGTACCCACTACTGTCACCGATATCTCCGTGAATGTAGAAGTGGTAGGTGACACCAGATACTTGTGTTCTCATGTAATCACTTTCTTGTCTCATAGTGCCTCCCAAGCCTCAAAAGCTTCTAGCCAAGCCTTGCACTGCTCACTGCGCAATATATCATTACGAGTAAACTCCACTGTATGTACGTTCATATCAAAGTACTCAATCATATTAAGCAGTTCAGCTAACCCTGAGTCCTTGAACTTAGGACTAACCTGTGCAACGTCACCACACAACACTACCTTACTGTACTTACCAGTTCGTGTTAGAAATACCTTAAGCTGTTGAAAGCTCATGTTCTGACAGTTGCCAGTTACCGCAATACCCTCACTCTGCCTCACCATTATCATCCCAGAAGGTACAGTACAGCAGTACACCTTCCCCTTGAAACCGTAAGTCTCGTGGTTATACTTTTGCAGCGTCACCTTATCAGTGTCCACCAGAGTCAGTCGGTAGTAAGTTTTATAAGACTCCTTCCTGTTATCCTCACTCTTCATTATCCTTGCTCTCAACCCCACTAGGTGTGCTATTGTCTGCACAGCCTTGATGTTGTCGTAGTCAGTAGAGCAGTATAGTGGAGTGCCCTTCAGAGAGCCGTCCCACAAACACACCTCATCTATGAAAAGCTCCATGCAGGTTAGGGAAAGTTTTAATAGCTCAGCTACTTTAAACTTCTTATCCTTGGTCAGAAACTTGTCAGCAAGATCGGGGTGTGGTATGTAGAACCTAACCTTACCCAAGGCATCTGGAGCATACTTTGTGTACTTGACTCCTAACTCCTCAAGAATATACTCCATCCGACTTATCTTTGCAGGCTTTGAGAAAGATGCCTCCCAATAGTTAAAGTCTTTGCCTGAAGAACTCTGAGTAGTACTGAAGCTACCGTCTGCTTGCATAGCAACTGCGAACTGTAGCTCTGCAAAAGACATCAAGCTCCCTGACGCGCCATACACAGACGTTAACTTTGACCAGTTAGTCTTTGGCAGCTCTCCAGCTTTCTGCTTAACTAAACCCCCTTTGGAGTCTTTATACACAAAGTCATGATTAGCGGTAGCCTCTAGAGAGAACCTGCCAGTGCCAACTTTAGCCATAAGTCCTTCATAATCCTTCTCAATCTTTCTCAAAGGTTCTACGAACTCGACCCGACCATTGACAACTTGCCCGACCTTCTGATCACCGAGCTTGTCGAAGCGGACATATCCCTCCTCTGTCAGAACCTCTGTGTCTCCAGTGAAGCACTCGTCTACGATAATGAAGGTGTCATCAAAGGTCATCCCCTGTATGAACTCAAGGCTCATATACTGCAACTGACCCTTCTTCTCTAAGCACTCCTGTATACCCTTATGATAACCATAGAAGTTGAAGTTCTGCTGGATTGGACGTACCCAAGGGTCAATCTTCTCTCTCTCAGTTCCTGGAAGGAAGCCGCCCTCCTTGGCGAAGCTCACATTAGGTCTTGTTACTAACACCTTCTTACGTTTGTCCTTCTCTAGCCACTCTATTGCAGCACCTACAGCACCACAAGTCTTACCAGTACCTGCACTACCATAGGCAATTACTGGGGCTAAGTCACGATCTCGTAAAGCTAACTCGTATAACTTGTGGGTCTTAGTCGTCATGAGTACTCCTGTAACAATCGTTCAACAGATATAAAATCAACATCATGGTCTACAAAACCAAAGCGGTTAATGAATCCACGTAAGTGTAGGAAACCCCTAGCCTCAGTGTTATTGGCCCCACGATAACCCTCATCCTCTAGCACAAAGCTACCAGCACACGCCCCGAAGTGTGGTTTACCTAGTAGGTTCTGTCTACGAGCATACTGGAACTGTTGTTGGTGTCCATGTACAAAGCTGTGAGGGAACTTGTTAAGTTTGTTCTCCATAGATCCACCAACAGCTCTACTAGAGTGAGGGTTCTCCATGTAGTGTGAGAAGGCAGTGCCAAATAACCAGAGAGGATCATTCATCTCCTTTACTTGCCAACCCTGATCCTCTACAAACTTACTAAGATCAAAGCAACCCTCTAACACTGGGTTACTACTAATGAACCTAGACAACCTGTTCTCATGGTTGCCCTTGAGGAAGTACTTATCTGGCTTATACTCCTTATCCTTACCACGTTTACCGTTTGAGTTCTTGGCTTTAGTCACCGAGTCAATGATTCGGAAGGCATTGAACCCAGCCTCTAGGTCATCATACAGCCTTCGCCCTTCCATCTCTAAAGGGGAAGCGTACTTAGACAGTGAGGGTAAGTCCCAGTGATCACCAATGTGTACTAGGTTAGCTGGTTTGTGTCTCCAAATATACCTTGACAGTGCCTTAAGGTGGTCAGTGGGTGAGTCAGGCTTTATCTGTGTGTCTGCTATTACAATTACATCATACTCACTCATAAAAGTCTCCAACAACATTAGCAATAAATGTTTCTAAGTAAAATGATAACCCATAGTACGCATACCCATTACCCCAACCACCAGTAACTGCTTTTGGGTACTCTCTAAAGTTCTCGTGGAACTCTTCTTCATCCTTAACCTCCACCCAATTAACGGCATTATACTTACTAAGCACTGCCTTGGTGTCCTTGATCTGCTCTGCGGAGTAACACTTCTCTACCATGTACTCTCTTACTTTATCCGTTACCCGCTCGATTAACACATCTCTTACAGCCTCTTCATACCAAGTCTTGCCAACCTCTTTGGTATCTATAGAGAACTCCACCCTTGTCTCATCAGCCTTACTGATATCCCAAGTAAAAAACTTTCTAATATCTAACATGCCAGCCCCAAGTTCTTAGTTAGTGAACGCTTAAATGCAGCCTCTCCTAGTTTATCGTACTTAGCCATTGCCTTAGCCATCTCTAGGTGATCCTTCTTACTAAACTGATTCAGGTAATCAGAGGCTGGTGTGTACCCAGCATCCTCCTGAAGGTTCCTAGCGAACATCAACCTATTGTATGCTTGCAATGTCTTATCATCTACCTTATTAAAGTTACTCATTTAGCTTTCTTCCTGTGAAGTTTTCGTTCTTCATTCTCTTCCTTAGACTTGCTATCATGACAAGCCTTACACAGCAGTTGCAGGTTATCCTCCTCACAAAACAGTCGCTCAATATACGTATCCCAAGTAGTCCAACCAGTCACTGGTACAGCAGGCTCTATGTGGTCAACAAACTTGTTGTTAGACCTAGTACGCCCCACCTTAACTGTGGCTGGTATCTCTTTCTCACACTCAGCACATTGGTAGAATCCCCTACGTGTCCTAGCGTTAGCCTCACAGTCACCAACTGGCCCCCACTTACGGGTGGCAGATCTTAATGCGTTCTCTACAAACGATCTAAACCTAGCCTCAGTCCACCTACCACCACACCTAGTCTTAGCTCCCGCTGGTCTCGCCATATAGAGCTTCCTCCTCAAGTTCCTCAAACATATCTAGTAAGTATTCATGATCTTCATTTTCCATTGTACCTCCACAGTACAGGTGTACCATCTTCATTAAGTTCAGTTACCATGTGTAATAGGTTGACTTGCTCTTCAAAGTAAGTCTCCCAACCATCACCAAGCTTTTCTTTATACTTGGAAGTAACACGTTCATACATTGTTGGCTCATCCTCAGCCTCTGCTAACAACCCATAGGCTAAGACAGGCCCACCTCTAGGTAGTCCAGGTATGTTATCTACGCTATCACCAGTGATCAACTGTGAGTAGAAGAATCTCATACCTGTTCCCTTAAGCTTACCGTTGTGTAAAGTAAGCTCACCAACACCATCTACTTGCTTAGGTCCAAACTGTGGTTGTGCTCCACAAGGCCAGCCATAGTGCATACCTTGTACCATACGTAGATCCTTATCCCTTGTACAGATAATTGTACTTAGTGGAGGAGCTATCGTTTGGTGTACTGCTAAGAGATCGTCAGCTTCTAACCCATTTGCAACTACAACGTCATACTTACTTAACATGTAAGCTCGTATATTGTCTCTGTGAAATGGTTTCTCTTGCTTACGTTGCCCCTTATAAGGCTTAGACACAGACAAAGCTACACGAAAGTTCTCCTTGTACTCAACAGGAGGTAGCCCATGTGCTTTGTTGTGTCTATTCAGCATCTTGTTAAGCGTTGGATCGTTAGTCAAGTACAGAGTGCTAGGCTCTGTAGACCAGCACTCCTCCTCTATCTCCCGTATCCTTTGGTCTAACATCTCAGCCACCTTATCGAAGTCAAGGATTACTAACTCCCCTGACTCCTCATCAGTGAACTGAGAACTAAACCCTATTTCATATACAAGCACATCGGAATCAATTAAGCACTTCATAACTACCCCTTAGAGATAGTACTCTCATTTAACTCAAGCTGCATATCAGACCGTTCCTTGTCCAACTCTACACGACTGATATCTATGTAGAACATACCCTTGCCATCCTCTGGCATGAATACAATCAAGTCAGACATTGCCCCTGTGTCATCTTTCGGTACTGACAGCACTGAGTTAGCCCAACCCTTAGCCCCAGACTCTAGGTTATACTGATCAAGACCTTCAGCATCCTTCAGGATAACTGGATCTCCTGTCTTAATTCCACTCATCATCATCTCCTTCTTCATCAGACTCTTCTGTCTCAGCAACCTTACCACCGAGTGCTTTCTGTAGGGCAGACCCATTGAACTCCAGGTTGTCCTTAATCTTATCCTGCAACCAATCTGGCAGTGATCCAAACACTTCCATATCTGGTTCGTCTAAGTCAAACAACTTAGGTGGGTTCTGTAACTCAACAGCCTTACCAGCATCCTTGGGACGCATTGCAGACAGTGAGGCTATGTTGTTGTAGATGTTGCCAGCATTCTTCCCCTTGCCTGCATTCTGCACTACACTAGCTACGGCTGGTAAGCCTGCCAACTGTGTGAAGTCTCCACCAAACTCCTCATCTGGATCAAGGGCGTAGTAACGTTGTGTTGACTTAGCCTTCTCAGCCTTCAAGCTGCGTAGGGGTAAGGTCTCTGATAACCAACGTGGCTTATCATCAAGCTCTTTTCCATCTTCATCTACACAGAACTCATCCAAGAACTCATAGGTAATCATGATCTCTTGAGCGGGTGGCTTCTCTTGTCCTTGATAGGGACGTTGTGGTTGTAAGCCAAGATCAATGATCTGTGCAATACGTACTGGGTAAGTTCCAACATCAATTGGATCTTGCTTCGGGCCTTTAGCGGCAGAATTGTTTTTAATCTTACTAGCGTTTAACGCCATAGGTATTTCCTCTAGTGTATTTCAGAATAATTATAACCGAATTGAACATCAATGTCAAGCTTTCTATTTAACTTTATTTCATCATTTGTGCGTTTGATTGCCTCCTTAAGTAGACTCTCTGTGATCTCTTCTTCTCCTTCCTTAATAAGGTTTATCGTTTCATCGTGGAACTGTGCTACTTGCACAAGACCTAGATCCCTTTGGTGCTTAACCCAAGTATCAAAACACCACACACCAGTGCCTTGATTGAGTGTAGAAAATCTATCCTTCTCATGTCGTAAGCTGTACCAGAGTCTACTCACTGGATTGTACAACCACTTCTGCCCTCTACACACCTTAACTTCTTGTGCATCAGCAATAGCACGTACAGACCAGTTACGCTTCCAGTAAGCCTCTACTAGCCTATCCCCCTTGCTTGTAGCAATGCCAGCGGCTCTCGCTACTGTACTACCACCAGCTCCGTATACGCAACTGTAGTTAGCTTGCTTGTAAGTGTGCCTCACTACACCCCAGTCCTCCTTGCCAGTCTTGTGGTTGTTTGCCTGCTCTTGAGACATGGCACCAGCAGCTACAGCCAAATCTAAGTGCGGATCGAAGTCTTCTGTAGTCATCTCTAACACGTAGTCTTTGTCATAATCCCACATGTAGTGTTGCTTAGTCCTATCTTCAAGACTACTCATGTCACTACCACACAACTTATAACCACTAGGTGCTATGAGACAGCCCCTGATTAACTCACCGTAAGGCTTATTAACTCCAGGTAGGTTGACACAGACCCTGTGCTTCAGTCTCAGCGTATTAGTCAAGCCTTGCATACTAGCCTTGACATAACCATTGGCATCTACATTTGATAGAAAGCCCTTAAGAATACTGATCCTGTGGGATAGTACACTGAGTCCATCAAGTAGTTCAAGCTGTGGTTGTTTGCTATATAGTCGCTTAATACTAGGGCAGACACCACCACCATCTTGTGCATTAATTTGTTCAATCTTCCGTACATCACCTGTTTCCTTATCACGTTTGTAGTTGAAGGTCTCTGGCTCCCATCCAAGAGAGAACAGCCAAGACTTAACCTGTACGTGTGATCCTGGGTTTGGGTCATCGTAACCAGTAATTACTTCTAGCTCACCATCATAATCAAATGGTACACCAAGCTCCTCACAAGTAGTTTGCCACTTCAATCCTTGTGCAGACAGCTCCCCATTAATCTTGTATGGTTTCTTAGGGCGGCTCTTAGAAGCCTTCTTAGCCACTTTAGGCATTACTGAGGCTAACCCAGCCTTCTTCTCTGAAACCTCCTCAGAGAGGCTTACAAGGGCCTTCTCGCACCTATCCTTATCTAACAGCCAGCCAACACCCTCTTGTTCAGCTACTACAGACACTTTAAAGGATAAATAGTCCACCAACCTCCAAGCTTTCTCTTCACTTCCGTATAGGGCTACTAGGTGTGACCACATTTTATCCCAGAGTTTCTGGTTTATCTTTACATCTTCTTCACACCTATGTATGTACTCCTCTACTGTCAGTGAGTCCCAGTCAACTATCTTAGGCTTAGGTATCCCGAAGTCCTCACCCCAACTCTCCAGCCCATGTAGTACACGTTTGGGATACAAGTACCAAGATATTGCAAGTGTATCCACGAGCTTGGCTTTGACCTTTATGTCAAGCACTCTTTCTAGGTGTGGTATATCCCATAGGGTTATGTTGTGACCTATTAGTACAGTAGCTTTGGATAGCATTGAGCGCATTGCTTTGTAGCTGGTGGTTGATACAACCTTACCGCCCTCAGACTTACTCATACACCAAAACTTACTGGGCTCTAATCCATTTCCTTCACAATCAAATACTATCATAGCCTTGTCCCAACTCTGGGTATCTGTCTTTAAACTTTAAGCAGAATCTAGCAACACACTGTTGAGCATTCTGCTTACTACATCGTAGTATTTTAGAAACCTCAGTTACCGTATAGCCCATGATTAGTGCTAGGTAACAGATATTCTTTGGGTTAGCTGGTAGTAGCTCTATCTCCTTAAGGACTTCCTTCTGTAACTCCTTGTCCTCTAACTCATAGATAGCTGTGTCCTCATCTATAGTGCTGTGCATAGCTGATCCGTTTTGCTTCTCTCTTAGTAAGTCTCGTAAGCAGTTGTTGATAATACCAACAAACCAAAACTCTAAGTCAACTAGCTCCTCTCTATATGAATCTTTATATACCAATGCTCGGTAGAAACCCTCTTGAACAAGATCCTCTACATCATTAGCACCTGCTCTTGATCGGTACATAGTGATAAGGTCATCCCGTTTAGCTTGATATAACTTCTCGATAGCTTCTTCTATATTACGCTTCATTGAACAACCCCGTATTTTTATCCCAGTATAGACTAAACTCACCACTCTCACCAAACTCTCTGTCATTAAGCATTACAATCTTACGCATGTTTCGTTCCTCTTCTGTTAACTCTGGATCTTTATTGCCCTCTAAACCTAGAGCGTAATGACAAGATCTAGCCATAGCACTACTACCTGCAAAGTAGTCTGTAGTTATCTTACCACCCCTGTCCCAAGGTGTGCCACCTTTAGGTTTGTTTAAGTGACAGAAGATGAAGATCATAATGTCTAAGTCTTTAGCTAGTACAGCCAAGTCTTGTGCCACACCTTGCAAGTGTGTGTTTATCTCAGAGCTAGCCATACCATTTGTTAGGTTGGTTACAGGATCTATGAATGCTACCTTGACCCCACTAGCAGAGGCTGACCTTAAATCAGCCTTGAGTATATCAAAGGTTAGGTTCTGCCACAAGTCCAGCATTGCAAGCTTGTCCCCTATGACCTCGCCAGCCTCATCGTAAGCTTTCTCATCAAAAGGAATCTTAGGATCATGGAATATTTTACCTGCAATTTTACCTGCAACCAACTTATAAGTCTTCTTAATAGCCTCTTCTGGCTTAGCCATTAGGATTTTTAAGTTGTGTTCCTTTATGAAGTGAGCGCCAAAAGTGTTTACTATCTCACTCTTACCCATCTTCTCACCAGCCGCTATATACATGGTCTCACCAAATCTCATGCCACGAGTCTTCTGTGTTAACCACTCCCAAGGGTAGCTCAGACCCCAAGTAGCTTGTCCCTTAGCAGACTCATGTACAGCACTACCCCACACTATACGGCTGTTCTTGCCCTTCTGAGCGTTGAACTGTGTGGCACTAAAAGCAGCCTTACCACTACCGTTTAGTAAACAGTCGTTAGCATCCTTACCTGGAAGTGTTATTATAGTAGCGTCTGGAAGTATCTTGCTAACCTCATTAGCTGCCTTCTCCCCTGCCTTATCCTGATCAAAGCACAAAGATATTTCTTTGAAGTGCTTACTGATCTTTGATGACAGCTTGGCCAAGTCATTAGCTGCTGCACTAGCACCATGTGGTAGACTACACACTGCTGGCATATAGTCTCTGTAGGCTTCCTTGGTATAGGTCTGTAATATGGTTTTTAGTGCTGCTGCATCTAACTCTCCCTCTGTTATGATGAGGCGCTTAGCCCCTGTCTTGATAGCAGCTTCCCAACCAAACAGGTCAACATCCTTGACATTGCCTACCGTCCACATCTTCTTAGTTTCTATGTGGCGCACCTTATATCCAACAATCTTACCACCCTTTGTGTAAGGGTAGTAGTGGTAGGCTGGAGTCTTGCCATCATACTGGCTTAGGCCAACCTTTATTCCGAAGAAGTCTAGTGCTTTCTTTCTAAGCTTTCTGCTTGGTAAGTCACAGGCGACACATGAGTTAATCGTCTCGATCTCCTCTGCGATCTCTTCCTTAGTCTTACCAAGACGTTCCTTCTTTGGTATGTCATCTAACGTTTTACCTTGTCCAAGTGGGTCTGGTACAAAGACTCCACAACTAAAACAGAAGCCATCAAGACTACCATCCTCTTTGGCGAACACCTGTAAGGCATCCCTGCTACCACAACTGTGCGGCAGCTTTTTGATACATTGACTCAATGAAACCTCCAAAATATTTTCTAACAAAAATTGCTTGCTTGCCTATGGCAAAACTCCCAGTTTTACGGGGAAAACCCCTCACATCTCCCCAAGTACTTTCATCTGTTGTGCTAACACCCAAGTACCACCTTGTGATTCAGGTCTGTCTAGGTACTGGAATCCGTCAACAAGTACCCTACACCACACCCTACCCTTGTCACTAAGGTGTGGGGCACTAGGCTTAAGGCAGCAATGCCAACCTGGTCTGTGCTTATAGCCCTTAGTTGGGATGTCCTGTGCAACCAGCCACTCACCTACCGCAACGCGTTGCTTACGGTTGATAAACAATGGGCCTAGTGACCCGTCCTTACGTTTGTTTAGTAATTTATAAGCTACCTGAGTCATAGTACCCCTGCTCCTAAATGTTCGTAGGCTACTTCCCTGTTCATGTCAGAAGGGGAGAAAAACTTTTTCCAAAGTTTATAGTGATCAAGAGAAATATCATTGACGTCAACACTAAGATAGTCAGCCACACTAACCACTGGACGGTTCAACAGGACGAATAGAAGGCTTGCCTCTTTCTTAGTAAGCTCTACATGAGTTGAGTATGTTTCTTCAGTTACTACAACAGTTTTTTCTTTCTTAATACATTTCATGACGTTTCTCCCAATACACCACAGTGCAGTAGTTTCCTATATTATTACTCATTTGTCAATGCCTCCCATGATTGTGGAAATAGCGGGGCAATAATATCTCCCCATTGTTTAGCCAACTCCTGTATCTCTACTTGAGCATGAGCATCAATACGTTGCTTATAAGCCCTAGCCCATGCTGATAGAGAGCCTGTCACGTAGTACTCGGTGTACATGGATTGAGGTAGAACCATACGAGCCTGTTCAGGGGCTACTCCTGCTGACAGCATGTTAAGGTAGGCAAGCTCACAATTATCTACTACCTCTTCATATACATCCTTTATGTTTACTTGAGCAGCCTCCCCTGAGTGATGATCATAGTCCCACTCGATAGTAGCAACAACCTCGTCACCACTGCCCTGCTTAACACTACCTTCAGGCCTACTACGCCATGTATCAGGCACAAAGAACTCAGGCTCATCATCTACGTATCGTCTGCTTACTTCATTGTAGGTAAACCCCACCATGTGCTTAAACCGTTGTCTAGCCACAAAGATAGGCACCTTCTCACGCATCATGATTTGTGGGTGACTAAAGGGTGTCCAGTGGTTGTGCTTGGCTAGGTATTTGATTAGCTTCTCGTCCTGTTCCAGTAGCCCATCAGGATCTCCTGCCCAATTGGTTGCCCACTCACTCTCCTTACTAAAACTCACCCTAGCAGCATTCACTACAGTTAAGTCAGAGCCCATATATTCAATTAGTGTTGCTTTCATTATCTCCCCTCACCATATCAATCTTACGTTGAAGTGTATCTACAGCTTCCTGTAAGTCCTTGTCCCGATCCTTAACACCACGCTTACCACTACACAGCAGCTTCTTAATAGCGTGTTGCATACAACCACTAGGGTCATCCACCCCAAACAAAGCACACACAGCGTAAACATCTACATAATCTAAACCACTGACATCTTTGTAGTAGTGAGAGTGCTTACGTTCTGGCACACTACTTTTGATAAGCTCAATCTCCTCTGCCCTAACCCACAAACGCTTGCCCCTAGCCGCTACTAAATAGGGGTAGGCTAGGCTAGGCAAATAGCTTACTATAACAACCTCCACACCTTTTAGTGATTGTAGCGAACCTCCAACATACCTCACCTCATCACCAATGTTCATAGATTCAACCACTCCTCATATTGTGGGGCACTAACATTAATGCCCAACCGCTCAAGTTCCAGTAGCCAATTATTCTTGCCGTCATAACTAGCCGTATCATGGAAGGCTTGTAACATCGTAAACACTCTCATATTGTCTAACACTACCTGTGGTAGTAGCTTAGTGTCCAAATTAATGAGGGCAGTGTCTATTGGCAGCTTACTAGGATCTTTCTCATTGAGAAGCCAGCCTACTGCACAATGCTTACCATCTTCAGAAGCGTATAAGCACAGACCTTCCTCATCCAGACACTGACCACCCTGTTCAACTATCTTTGCTACAGCATAGTCACATGCTTGCTGTACTGAGTCAAAGTTATTCATTGTTTACTCCTATCCATATGCCTCTGGCATCAATAAAGTTTATCCAGTCACTCGTAGTCCAAAGTAGAGTGGTCACTGGTGGTACGGGCATCAAGTATGAGCCCTTATTGTAAGCTTCTGCTTTAGTCATTTGTTACTCCTTAAGTCCAAGCTCATAGGCTTCAAACAAGTCTCTAGCGATGGCTACAATATACTCGTTTACGAATACGCTAATCTTCATTAGTTTTGGCATGTCTTGCTCCTATGTTCGGTTCAGCGCATCACTTACAAGCTTGGGTAGCTGCTTCTTAAAGTAGGTGCCCACGTAAGACTCCTCTCCACCATATAGAGGTATATCAAAAAGAAGATAAACGCCGTTACAGTGGTAGCAGACCGCGCCCCCATCCTGAAAAATATTAAAGTAATGGCATTCACCGTCTTTCTTGAGGGCGCTCAATGATTTAGCTATCTCTTTTTCTGTTTCCACTTGTTACTCCTACGTTCGGTACTATTGAGCCGAATAATGCAGATAATCGGCTCTATGATTGGCACTACTCTTCTTTTTCCTGCTCAGGCAAGCTAAAAATTCTAAAATCTAACGTTTGCCCATTTAGAAAGCAGAACTCTACAATCTCGCTAATTGTCGCCTTTGGGTTTTGCAACAACTTGCCAAGCCGCTCGTAGAACTTTCCTGCTGCGTATATTTCTGATTTTTTAAACTCCATCTCTTGCTCCTAATTACTTAGCGTTTCGTATAAAGCTTTATTAGCCTGATCGACCACTTTTAAATTATCTGCGTCATAGCTCCAGTACTGCCCTACGCATTCTGTCGTATTCCGCGCCCAAGTCGTTTAACCGCATGCTACGCCCTCAAAAAGCAAACTTTCTATAGCGCGAATGTCGGCACACTGCGCCGCGCGCATCTCGTCTAGAAGCTTTATAGACTGTGTAAACGACTCGCACAGCGGTGCGTAAGGCGGTTTAGGGTCTGAGTCTTTTTCGAGAGGGATGTCTACACCAGTAATTCTTACTACTAGCGCGGTTAACATTTCAGAAACAGCGTGCATGTCGTCAACCGCGTCCAAAAGTCTGTGGTGGTTGGGCTTACTAACTTCCTCGGTTTCAGCAGGGGGGTTAGGGAAGTAGTTGCCCGCGTTAGAGCGGGCTCCTGCGCCAGACATTCCTAGGGCTCTATCTATTTTGCCAGTCATATTTATTCTCCGAATTGGTTGTGGTTATGGTGTTGTAGCTATTGCTACTGACAATGAGACGCTTCGTTCTTTTGCTAGCCGCTTTACTGCTAGCCGCCTGAGTTCCTTCTTAGTCACTTGTTACTCCTTTGGTTCCTAAGCCAGTTGAACGTGTTAACTAATACTGCGGTGGTCGCTATACCCGCCACCGCCATTAGCGCGATAGGTACAACAGCGGGGGCAGCGATCCCCGACAACAGTACTATCCCTACAAGCTCTCCTTTAGCGTCTGTGTATAATGTCAAGTACAAGGCTACTGCAACCCCAAGTACAGCACTTAATGCCCACAGTATTGTGAATATTTCTTCATTAGTCATCACTCACCCCTAGTGCTTCATCAGTTAAAATATTTTCTAGCAGTAATTACTTAGCTGCCTATGGGAAAACTCTTGTTTTGTGAGGGAAACCAGAGTGAAAACTCAATGTCTAACACGAAGAGCATTCTTCATACCTTTGTTAATACAGCTTTGTACAAAAGCTTTCTGATTCCCTACAAACTCCCCGAATCTATCGTAATACAATACTTGTCCTTTAGTATCGGCCTCAAGTATGTCTAAGGCTAGACTGGACAAACCCATAGATACACCTTCCCTAATATGAATGTCTGCTACTAAAGATTCATCATTTACGCCAAAACCTAAATCCTCTTCTAAGTGGATTACATCATGCCAGAATCTAAACATAGTGTTAACAGAGTGATTGTCGTAGATTGTCTGGTCTGATCCATAGGATGCAATAGGAACTACAAAACCCTTTGTCATTTCCTTTAAATCCTTATAGCTCTCAGGTGCTTCAGCAACTAATTGGTAGCTCCAACCCCGACCAATACACTCCTTGGCCTTAAGTGTTACAAGCATACGTATTTCTTTTACCGCGTTATTGAAATCAGTCTCTAACATATAAATCTCCCATATCTACCCAATCTTTATATTGTGGGGCACTTGTGTCAACACCTAAATCATTTAGTCCAATAAGTAATTCCCCTCTAGCAGGGCACCCCCTTGTATCATGAAACTGCTGTAAGGTGCGGAGTACATATCGGTTGTTTGAAATAAATTTGGGCGCTAAGCCTTTAGAAATCAGACCATCCACATTGCCCTTAAACCCCATAAGTTCGGCATTATCCTCGTCCAACAACCAGCCCACTGCACAGTGTCGCCCTTTTTGATTACCGTAGGCACAACTGATCTCGTTATTATCTGACCTCGTACAACGACCACACTGTTCAACGATCTTAGCTACAGCATAGTCACAGGCTTCTTGTACTGTCATTTCATTAAGCGTTTCTTCTTTCATAACCAGCCCTCAAATATCTTTTTAAGTTTCTCTGCTTGCCTTTCCAAAGCTACATTTCTTGCTGACTCTGCTGCCCTTTCTGACCTTGCTGCTGCCCTTGCTGCTGACCATGCTGACCATGCTGCTGACTCTGCTGCTTCCCTTTCTGACCTTGCTGCTGCCCTTGCTGACTCTGCTGCTGACTCTGCTGCTTCCCTTTCTGACCTTGCTGCTGCCCTTGCTGACCATGCTGCTGACTCTGCTGCTGCCGCTTTTGAAAGCCCTAAACTATCAGACTTTAGGTAATCTAAGATTAACTCATAGTCAGTATCAGAGCAATAAGGTTTTATTAATTCTATGTTTAACAAGGCTTCGCTCTTAGCAAAACCTCTGAGGTCGGCTTCTTGCTTTTCTGTTAGATCTACTCTCTCTAAATACCAGAATATATCCTCTACACCATTGGAATCTAAAGCTTCTACAATTGTAGCTGATTCCCCATTTGCCTCTACAAAAGTTTCTAAGCCCTCTTCACAGGCTTCTAGTTCTATTAGTTCATCCTTAGTGATAATCATAAGCTCTCTCCCGTCTTTTACACCCTACCCTATAGGTAGGCCTTACTATTTATAGAAAAGCCCTCACAGGGGCTCACAATGGCTCCTAGCTATACTATACCAGCTAGTTGTGCCAAAGAATAAAAGATTACGCATAATACTATGATAACGCAAAGTTCTAACTTATCCATTAGTACACCTCCACCTTGTAAAATCCATTTGCTTTAACGAAAGTGGATTTTAAGCCACTAGCAAGCGCCTTGTCAAGTACTTTGATTATTACCTTCTTGCTCTTGTGTATATAAATACCTTTCATACTTCCACCCCGTTCAAATAGGTAATATGGTTCTTAGTGTATACATCCACACCTAGCGCCCTTAGTCGAGATTTAGTTGTGTTAGTAGGCCAATTAGCTAGAGTCTGTCTATCTGGCACTAGTGCTTTTTCATAGTAATCATAGTGCGCTATACGCTTCCCAAACAAGTACACATACGCTTTACCACCAGATTGTGAGACCATAGTGTTATCCTTACACCAATTCAACCCATATTCTATAGCATTTAACATTTCTTCTTCTATCTTACGCATAAGATTCTCCAATATAGTTGACAAATCAGCTTTTTTCTAGTATATATAAGTATATATTAGATACTATTTATATTATACCTATACTAACCATCTTATTAATAAAGTTAACTGCTTCTGATTTCTTCTTAAAGTTGTGTATATGCGTATTGCCTAATTTAACAGCATAGCCACCTACTAAACACTTTTGAATATGTAGCATAATATTTTCTCCAGATAATTGTTGTTGCACCCATGGCAAAACCAAAGGTTTTGTGGGGAAAACTATTGTTTTACGAGGGAAACTACAGCAGTTTAAAGACTTGCTTAGGTCTTAAGATTTAGCTAGCTTTTGCTAGTAGTTCATCTACTGTTATCTCTTGCTCAACTTCTTGCTCTGCTACATTACCAACGATTAAGCGTAGTCTCTTAAGCTTGTCATCTGGAACACTTAGCTTAGCTCTATCCTCTTCGCTAAGGCTATCTGCTTTCTTAGATTCTGCTACTGCCCGTTTGATTAGCTTTGATATCTCATTATTAAGATCAAAGCCCTTGTAGGCTGGCGCTTCCTTGAGACTCCACCATTCAGTAGACTTAGCTGCTTCAAAGTGCGACTTGATGTACTCATCACCAGACCAACCAACAAAGCTTTTGCTATCCTCGTCTAAGACTAGGCCGCCAAAGTCAACAAAGTATTTCTGTAGGCTGGCTCTATTAATACCGTTGCCTAGTCCTTCTAACAATACATTAGCCTTACGATAGTCACCTGTTTTTTCAGCGTGCATTAGTATCGCCACACTAGCAACTTGCACCTTGGCTCTCATTGTTTTAAGACTTGTTATAGCAGATTCAATTAGTTGATCTACGGTCTTAGCGTTTTTACCAGTGATTGAACTATAGCTTGTTACATTCATAATGTTACTCTCTTTGTTTGTTTAGATTTACATTTAGGTTTAGCTTTACCTTGTCTCCACATACCATCGTGAGAACAAGACAATTCTTTATACGCTACCGTCTTCTTATGCCTGGCAGACATAATCTGACTTAGTATACGTTTCTCTCTTTTATTCATAATAAAACACCTAATTTAAGTGGTTTATTAATAAGCTCTATATTAACAGCGCCTAGAGCTAAGGCGCTAACCGTTTCTATATCTCACTGCAGTACCGTGAACGCTAGAACATACGCTCGAATCTTTTAAGGTAGATTCTCAGCACCTTTGTTTACTTTTGCCAACTTAGTTTGAAGCGATAGCTAGAGTCAAAGACAACCAGCATACTAATCAAACATTGGCGTGGGTTAACCTTCCACTTGCAACCATGTTACCACTACCTTCTAAGCTTGTCAAGTATCACCTATACTTAACTACAGTCTGACTCTTGGGATTCGTGCCCAGATAAACGACCAACTCATGCCGTTATCAAACTGTATTGCTACCTTAACAAAACAAAAGAGCTTTGTCAAGAACCTTCCGTTAGTAGTCTGATTTAGACCACTAAGGGAAGCACACTATAGGGCTAGTGTGCAGCCTAGTCAAGCTATTTGTACAAGGTAACTCTTTCTATAGCGGTTGCCAATTCTAACAGGGCGCAAAAGGCTATAGTTTTAGCAAATAGGTAGTCTAATTCTTCAAGATTCCCTTCTATGTAAGCTTGTATTTGCTTACTCAGTAAAACCCTACCCTCGTTGGTGTGTAGTACTCCAACCAATACAGAGTGGACACCCCTAGTAGATGAGAGATCGCTATTCTTTATGTCTAGCATAGCGTCATTTATGTCCGCTTCCAGTATTTCCACTTCTTTGCTTATATAGTACTTAGTCATAATATATTACCTTTAATTGGTTGCCGTTGCTGTATTGCCCCGACTTGAAACAAGCTTAACCAATAGCTAGGAAGAAGTAAAGTTTATTTTATGAATAGTGCACATAAGTTTGGTGAATGCTCTCCTAAGCTCACTAGTAATTATAGTAGTCTGATCTTGACTAACACAAGAGTATTGTCGCTGTCAATAGCTTTAGCCATAGATACTGTGAATGTGAAAAGAGACCACATGACAGTAGGACTAATAGTGGTCTGTAAGTACCTGATATATAAGGGCTATTAGCTCTAAGCACTATATAGGTAGTGACCTAGGCTAGGGCTAAGCTAAGCACTAAAAGCTCTCACAGAGCACTACAGAGCGTCCTAGGCACTATATAGTCTCATGAATAGCAGTATAGATAAGACTGATAGCAGTAGTCCTTGCAAGTAGCCTAATAGTGTGGTAGGAGGAGACTTAAGAGACAAGCAAGAAGTGTGCCTTAGGCCAATGGTAGCAAGGGCTGGGGATATATACAGTAGTGATGAGAGTGGTGGTAATGTGGCTGGGGTTGTAATGCACCCTAGCAAGCCCCATGCCAACTAGCTATAAGCCTAAGTAATTCTGAGTATAAATAAAATAAATAGAGGGGGCAAGGGGGGTAAGGGGGGTCTTCTTCTATTGCATTGAACCTCAAATATTTCTAGCAGTAATTATGACTGTCCCCCAAAATAATTCCTGCCCTCCCAAGTATCTACCTGAGAAGTTCCTGAGGTAAATGCTTATAAGTTCGCTACGCTCACGAGTGCTACTAGGTATACTCGCTGAACGAAGTGAAGCTTTATCAATATTACAGTAGATTACAGAAGAGGTAGCGGCACATGTCAGCTACAAGATTAATTAACAAGGCGCTTCTAGTGTGGGTTCGCCTCCGCACCTTTATAAAGGAAATGATTGTGGCAATAAGCTTAGACAATGTAGGTAGTGGTTATAAGAGGTCTGCTCTTAACGACAACTTCACGACAATAGAAAATGAGATTAATAACGAAGTATTAACTAGAGGTGGTGGTAAAGCACTTACTGCTGACCTAGACTTCAACGGCAATGATCTACTAAACGGTGGTAGTATTAGTGCTGCTGAGATTGTCCTGAACGATGGGTCATTTACTAATGTGGCTGACCTGATAGGAGCCACTGGCCCTACAGGAGCTACTGGCCCAACAGGGCCACAAGGCCCAACTGGAGCCCAAGGCATCCAGGGTGTGCAGGGCATCCAAGGCCCCATTGGTGTTACAGGTACGACAGGAGCCACTGGCCCCCAAGGTGTACAAGGTGTTGTAGGCCCAACAGGGCCTGCTGGTACTTCCTACACTGTAAGTGACACTGGCGACTACCTAGACATATTTGACTCAGTGGAGCCTGTAGCTGATGAGTACTCATTCCTTGCTGCTGACTACGCACAAGTTAGTTTGGCTAGTGAGGCTGTTGATACTGTGCACATTCGTATTGCTAACCACAGCATACCTGCTGGGTATACTTGGAAAGCTGCACCCAGTGCTGGAGCACCATTTTACACCTACTGGGCAACCATAATGGCAAGCGGTTCTTCACCTGTTAGTGGTACAGTAAATGGAGACTACCTAGACTTCACTGTACCCTTCACTGCTGCGACATTTGCCTCTAACCAATACATAGTGATTGCAGCAGTATCTAACTCAGACCCTAACGTAATATCTACAGCACACATCCCTTACTACATTAGACCAAGTGATTACATAGCGGCAGTAGATGGACTCACCACTAGAGACTCTAACGCTGTTGGTGGACATCTATTCATTAAGGACGGTGCTGGTGATATCCTAACTCTTGGTGAAGCACAGACGACTAACGAGCCACCTTTGACTAAGGCTTGGTTTGGCCCACTACTATTTGGTACAGGCCCAACAGGTGCTCAAGGCCCCGTTGGGATACAAGGTCCTCAAGGACCTACTGGGGATGTTGGCCCAACAGGGCCACAAGGCCCTCAAGGTATTACGGGTGCTCAAGGCCCTCAAGGCCCTCAAGGCTTGACAGGTGATCAGGGTGTTCGTGGTAGTAGGGCCTTCTACACTTCTGGTCAGACCACTTGGACAGTTGCTGCTGCACTGGCAGAGATACCAGACACCCCTATAGAGAATGATGTTTCTGTTCAGTACGGTAACGCAACTGGGTTTTCTGAGACACGTTACTACAATGGAGTAGATTTCAACCAACTGTCTAGTTGGATTGTGGTAGACCAACTGATTGGTAATGAGCCAACCAAGTTCAACGGTGTTGACTGGAAGTGGTCAGGTGTTAACAGCTATGATGAAACAGGCTCTACATTAGTACACAGAAATTGGGCAGATTTGACTTTTGACTACCCATCGACTCCACGCATCTATCATTCTGGGAGTCAACCAAGCGCCACATTAGCCTTTGAACCAACTGATGGGCAGTCCATAGTGGGGCTTGGGTTTGCCAACGCACAGAACGCGACCACTGTCAAGTTTAAGACAAGATTTCAACCTATAATATCCACAACGGGGGTCGGTGTGATAGGGCTGGGGGAGCCGATAGACCTAGATCCTATAGTCACTGTTGCTGATAGGATATATTATAAGTCTGCGTTTATCTCCATGCACTCAGGAAATATCTACGCGGTAGTTACAAACCCAGCAAGCTTCATAGAAGGAGCAAGCGCAGGAGAAGTTTTGCTATCATCAATCGCCTCCGCTATTTATGAGATTGAGATAGTAGCAACAGCGACCACTGTTGACTTTACTTTAACAAATCTGACAACAACCACTCAATACACTACAACAATAAGCACAAATGTGGATATAACTAACTACGCAGATGCATACGCTGCATTAGTTGGCAAATCTTCAGGCGCTTCAACTAGTAATATATACCTAAGAGACTATAAGTTACTGATTGAAAACTAACATAGACGCTTGTAAAAACTTAAGGAAGTAAATTGAGAGTAGCAATAACATTTGAGATTGGTCTATGAACATAGATAAACAAAAACTTAAGGACAGCCAAGGTCGTCCACTCACTCAGTCTCTATTCTTAGAGATTGGGTATGAGACGGACAAGGCTGTCTTCACACTCAAGGACGATGATCACTTCTACGATGGGACTACATACCCATCACTGAAGAAGTTGTACTTAGCTATGGAAGACGTAGTTGAGTATGACTTCTCCAACGCTTACCTGTTAGGTTGGCAGCACTGGCAAAGATTGAATCGTAACAAGGTGTTGGCTAAACACTTCCAGGAGTGGCGTGAAGAACTAGAACTTGCTATACGTTCCCAAGCTATTCGGGGCATCATTGATATGACTGCCTCAGATAACTTTCAAGCGTCCAAGTGGCTCGCTGACAGGGGTTGGGATAAGAAGGCAGCAGGTAGGCCAAGTAAGTCTGAGAAGCTCCGTGAGGAGCGTATGAACGCCCGTATAGAGGATGAGTTCAAATCAGATGTAGTTCGACTACTGAGAGACTAGTATGGAACAAGAAGATGATTGGCTAGTTGATGCCCACATAAAGCTACAACGTATGCCAACTGAGGCTAAGGAAGTTAGAGAGAGAGCTATGGCTGACCTAGCTTTCTTTGCTAAGCTGGTGAACCCAGGCTATATGTACGGGTCAGTACACAGGGAGATCTTTGCTTGGATGCAGGAGTACTCGCTGTTCGGACAGGGTGGAGCCACTACAAGTAACAAGTTAATCATGTTACCTCGTGCTCACCTTAAGTCCCACATGGTTGCTACTTGGTGTGCTTGGATAATAACGAGACACCCAGAAGTAACTATGCTGTACGTATCTGCTACCTCTGAGCTTGCTGAGACACAGCTATACGCTATACAGAACATACTTGGAAGCTCTGTATACATGAGGTTCTTCCCTGAGTACGTACACCCACAGGAGGGTAAGCGTACAAGGTGGTCTACTAAGAAACTCACAGTAGATCATCCTGCTAGGGCTAAGGAGGGCATACGTGACGCTACTATAGCAACAGCAGGTCTAACCACTAACACCACTGGTTGGCACGCTGACATAGTACTGGCAGATGACTTAGTGATTCCAGAGAATGCGTATACGTCAGAGGGTCGTGATTCAGTAGCCAAGAAGTCTTCTCAGTTTACATCTATCAGGAACTCTGGTGGCTTCACAATGGCTTGTGGTACTAGATACCACCCTAAGGATATATATGACACCTGGAAGGGTCAAGCTTTTGATGACTATGATGACGAAGGTTTGCTTATCGGTAAAGTACCAGTCTGGACTATCAAGGAATATGTCGTAGAGGAAGATGGCATATTTACTTGGCCGAGGACTGTCAGGGATGACGGTAAAGCTTTTGGGTTTGATATCAGAGTGCTGGCACAGATTAAGGCTGAGTATATAGATACTGTACAGTTCTTTGCACAGTACTACAACAACCCCAATGCTTCCTCTAATCAACGTATAGACAGAGATAAGTTCCAGTACTATAACCCTAAGTTCCTACAGAAGAACGGCTCTGTGTGGGCTTACAACGGGCGTAGGCTTAACGTATATGCTGCTGTTGACTTTGCGTTCAGCTTAAAAAGGAAGGCTGACTACACAGCAATTGTGGTAGTCGGTGTTGACCATGAAGGCAACTACTATATATTAGACATAGATCGGTTTAAGTCGGATAGGGTGAAGGACTATTATGACCACATAGTTGATCTACACTCAACGTGGGGCTTCAAGAAGGTACGTGCTGAAGTTACCGTAGCGCAAGTGGTAATAGTAAACGGAATAAAGGATTACATCAAGGCAGCAGGTCTTTCTATAAGCGTTGATGACTACAGACCTTCCGCTAAGGAGGGCAGTAAGGAAGAGCGTATTAAGGCTACACTAGAGCCGCTGTACGACAACTTACAGATGTGGCACAGAGAGGGCGGTTGGACTATGGAGCTTGAGGAAGAGCTTATCATGGCCAACCCACCACACGATGATATGAAAGATTCATTAGCGTCGGCAGTGGAAATATCAGTACGTCCTAAACAGTCTACCAAGTCTAAGCTTGAAGACTTCTTTAGTTCGACAAAAACTAACAATAGATTTGGCGGGGTTGCCTGGAAATGAGCGATAGAGTAGCAGAAATACAAAAGTTTACTGGGCCAGATCAAGGCTCAGCTTGGGTGACTAACTTCTGGTCTACCCACAACGATGCAAGAGCTGAGAAGTTAGCCGAGTGGTCAGAACTACGTGACTACATCTTTGCAACAGATACAAGCACAACTTCAAACGATGCACTGCCTTGGAAGAACTCTACGACAATTCCTAAGCTGTGTCAGATTCGGGACAACCTCTATAGTAACTATAAGAGTGCTCTGTTCCCAAATGACAACTGGATGGCTTGGCAGGGCTTCACACAAGTAGCTGCACAGAAGAGTATAGCTAGGACTGTCAAGACCTACATGGACAATAAGGTCTCTCACAGGGACTTTGAGCAGACGTTCTCTAAGCTCCTCTATGACTTCATTGACTATGGCAATGCCTTTGCCACTACGTACTTTGAAGCGCGCTATAAAGAGATGGACAGCGGTGCTGTAGTACCAGACTACGTAGGGCCTAGAGTGTCCCGTATTAGTCCTCTGGACATAGTGTTCAACCCACTGGCAGATTCTTTTGACAGAAGCCCTAAGTGTGTAAGAAGTGTAAAGACTCTTGGCGAGCTTAAGAAGCTAGCTGCAACAGATCCAGACCAAGCCTTCTGGCAAGAGGCTGTAGACCGCAGAGAGCTTATTCGTAACGTAAGCGGTGGGTACAGTAAGGAAGACTTTGAAAAGGCTGTAGGCTACCAAGCAGACGGCTTTGGCAACATGTATGACTATTACATGGGAGAGTACGTAGAGATACTTGAGTTCTTTGGTGACTATCACAATGCCAACACTGGTGATCTAATGACTGACAGGATTGTCACAATCGTTGATAGATCCTATGAGATACGTAATGAAGCCTTACCACATTGGTTCTCAGGTGATAATATCCGTCATGTTGGTTGGAGATTACGTCCAGATAACTTGTGGGCCATGGGGCCTTTAGACAACCTAGTTGGTATGCAATATAGACTAGACCACCTAGAGAACCTTAAGGCTGACGCTATGGACTTAGCGATACACCCACCACTCAAAGTAATTGGAGAGGTAGAGGAGTTCGTTTGGGGGCCAGGTGTTGAGATAGCTATTGATGAGAATGGTGACGTACAGGAGCTTGGCAAGAACCTTAGTGGCGTTATGGCAGCAGCTAGTGAGATGGCTGGCATAGAAGACCGTATGGAGCTGTATGCGGGTGCTCCGAGAGAAGCTGCTGGGATACGTACTCCTGGTGAGAAGACGCTTGGAGAGGTGATGCAGTTAGCTACAGCGGCTGGTCGTATCTTCCAAGAGAAGGTTGTGAGCTTTGAGAAGAACCTCCTAGAGCCTATACTCAATGATATGCTAGAGACAGGTAGACGTAACCTCTCAGGTTCCGAAGTTATCTCACTGGTCGATGAGGATCTTGGCATTCAAGAGTTCTTAACCATTACGGCTAAGGACATTACTGCCAATGGCATCATCCGTCCAGTTGGGGCTAGACACTTTGCTAAGCAGTCACAAGACCTACAGAACCTACTCACAGTCTTCAACTCACCGTTAGGTGGACTGATAACACCGCACACCTCTGGCAAGAACATGGCTAAGTTTGTAGATGACATAACAGGTCTTGGTGGTTACAGTATCTTCAGTCCTAACGCTGGTGTGTTTGAGCAGAGTGAGCTACAGTCTACACAAGCACGCGTGCAAGAAGAAGCAGTAGCTACTGACACAGCACCTACGGTGATTTAATGAAAAAGACTTGGACTCAGCATACGCAGAACCAGCAGTTGGTTGAGGATATAAGGCAGTCGTTCTTGTCCTCAACTGTTATGCGGGACAGGTTGAAAGAGATTTGTGAGGACGAGATAAAGTCCTCCTTCTCTCTATCTAAGTCTCAGTATGATTGTCCCAACTGGCAGATGTTACAGGCAGACGCTGTTGGATATAAGAGAGCTATGGAGAAAATAATCTCTCTTTTAAGTTGACAAATCACGATTTTTCTAGTATATATAAGTATATAAGAAATATAATTAATATTATTAATAATCTAAACTTAAGAGATACCTACCAGTATGTCAGCATTTGAAAGTAATCCTCAGGAAACCCCTGAACCACAAGCAGTTTCTACTGATGCCTTTGTTAACCAACTTAAGGAAATTAGAAATGAAACTGGAGAGCAGAAGTACGATTCAGTTGATAAAGCACTTGAAGCGTTAAAGCATTCCCAATCATATATTCCAGAGCTAAAGTCTACACTTTCAGTGAAAGACCAAGAGATCGAGAAGTTGAAGGAAGAGCTTGCTAAACGAAGTGCAATAGAAGATGTCGTAGAAAAGCTCACTGCGGAAAAAGGCCAGCAAGAGAGTACCCCTCAAGCGCAAGGACTTAGTAAGCAGGATGTAGAAGAACTTCTACTAAGCAAACAACTAGAAAAGTCTAAAGAAGAGAATGAGAAAGCAGTTAGCGAATCTCTCTTCAGCACCTACGGTGATAAGACTCAGGAAGTAGTAGCACAGAAAGCTGCTGAGATTGGTATGAGCGTAGAGGAACTACAGGACTTAGCCCGTAGATCACCTCAAGCGGCAATGACGTTATTCAACGTTAAGCCTAACAGCTCCCCAAAATACTCAAGTGGCAGTATCAACATACCACCAAATACCAAGGTGGATGAGCCGCTAGCTCCCCCAAAGAAGTCTTTACTTTATGGTGCAAGCACAAAAGATCAAGTAGAGTACCTCCGTAAGATACGAGAGAATACTCATAAAAAGCATAATATTCAAGTTTGAGGAAACTATAAATGCAACTCACTTCTAACACTCAAGCGTTCATTGATGCTGAGGTATATTCAGATTTTATCCTGATGAACCTGCACGATGGATTGCTAGACGAACAATTTTACCGCAACGTAGCTGACTTCGGTTCGGGTACTACTTTAAACATCAAGACCGTTGGTTCTGTAACAATTCAAGAAGCTACTGAAAATGAAGCTCTTACTTACAACCCAATTGAGTCTGGCACTGTTACTTTACAGATCACTGACTATGATGGTGACGCTTGGTTTATAACTGACGACCTTCGTGAAGACGGTGAGCAAGTAGACGCTCTTATGGCAGCTCGCTCTGCTGAGTCTACTCGTGCCCTACAAGAGAAGTTTGAAACACGCTTCTTGTCTGTAGCTAACGCTGGTCAGACTAACGCTGATCCAAACACGATTAACGGATTCCCACACCGCATCTCGTCTGCTGTAGCTACCTCTGGTAGTGAAAACACGTTCTTGACAGATCACCTAGTCTCTATGCGTCTAGCATTCGACAAGGCTAACGTACCTACTAATGGTCGTGTGTTCATTGCAGATCCAGTTGTTGAGGCTACTCTCAACAAGCTAGTGGCAATTACTTCTGACGTAACCCCTTTCGCTGAGTCAATCTTGCGTTCTGGTATGTCTTCTGGTATGCGTTTTGTCGGTCAGCTATACGGCTTTGACATTATCTTGTCTAACCGTCTACCTACTGGTAACTTCTCTGACGGCACTACTGCTGTTACAGGCGCTGTTGCTAACATCGCTATGTGTGTACTTGATGACCAATGTAAGCCAGTTATGGGTGCTTGGAGACGTCAACCACGAGTTGAGGGTGAGCGCAATAAGGATCTACGTCGAGACGAGTTCGTTGTAACTGCTCGCTATGGTCTTGGTGTTCAACGTGTAGACACCCTTGGTGTTATCATCACTTCAGCATCTAAGTACTAGGAGAATAAAGATGGGTTATGAAAGCAATACAGGCCTTGGTGTAAACAACCACTATGGCGAACGTGGTACTCAAGATGGTGTAGTTGGTGGCGGTGATTTGCCAGGTAACGGCTCTATCAAAGAAGCTACCATTTACATTAAAGGTGAAGACTTCGGTGCAGGCATTACTTTTGATACTCAGTACAGCATCCCTGCTGGCGCTAAGTTCTTAGAAGCATACGCTGAAGTTACAGAAGCCTTTGTTCTTGGTGGGACTACTCCAACTATTAATGTTGGTACTAACGGTTCAGAAGGAACTAACTACGGCTTAGAGTTATCAGAAGCTCAAGGCGAGGCTATCGGTGAAGTGTACAATGGTACAGGCGCTGGTACTTGGTCTGCTCCTCTAGCTGCTGCAACTACTGTTGGTGTTGCCCTAGATGGCACAAATCCTACAGTTACTTCTGCTGGTAAGGCTAAAGTTGTTATCCGCTATATCAAGATCTGATAATAGCTTATAGGGGAGGGGGTCTATACCTTCTCCCCTTTTTATTTGGAGAAAGATAAATGGCAGATTTGCAACACAAGGACTTGCCCAATAGTCAGTTACATGAACCAAAGGGTGTGTCTGCTGCTAATGCTGGAGAGATCTACACAGCAAATGGGGCAGGCTCTGGTGCGTGGGACTCCTTAGATGGGGCAAGTACTGGCGTAGCACCAGCAGGTGCTCTCCTAATCGCTGATGGTGCCACTGGCGCTGACTTCCTACGATATCAAGGCTGGTCTCAGTATGAGGACAGCAGAACTACGGTGGGTACACCAACACAGACTATCACCAACAGTGTAAGAACTAAGATAATAAATGATGGTGGCACACTTACACTAGAGAAAGCTCCGTCAGATGCCACAGTTCCCCTCTGGAATGTAAGCACAAACAAGCACATGCCTGTTGCAGCTTTTGACTTGTACCACCTGAGACTCTCTTTTACTATTGAGGATTACAGTGGCACTGACCCATATATAGACGTAGAGCTAGATATTGGGGGCAGTGTGGGAACGATATTTGCTAGAGATATCACACTACGTAAGGGCGGTGCAGCACAGAAGGTCAGTTTGGCTTTTCCCGTGTTTAGTGGGACTACTTATTTGGCCAATGGTGGTGAGTTCTACATTACCTACACAGGCAACACAACTTGCAAAGTATACAAGACTAGCATCTTGATTATCCGTGAATCTAAAAACTACGTCTAGGGGGTAGCATGAAGGCAACATTACTAGACATAGTTCAGGAGATTTTATCCGACCTTGACTCTGATGAGGTTAACTCTATTGATGATACAGTAGAGTCTGAGCAAGTAGCTACGATAGTTAAATCTACCTATCAAGCTATGATCAGCTCAAGGTTCTGGCCACACACAAGACGGTCTATACAGATTACGTCTTATAGTGACTCCAACTTACCAACACACATGCGTATCCAAGATGAGATACAAAAGCTCTGCTTCATTAACTACAACAAAGTTAAGCTTGGTGAGACTAAGAAAGATTACAAAGAGATCACCTATCTAGAGCCAGACCAGTTTGTATTTAAGACAAACAAAGAGGATAGCACCTCAACAGATGTTATTGTGGTTAACGATCCAGGTGGCGTAGAGCTACTAATAAGAAACGACAAGGCTCCTACCTACTACACATCTTTTAATGATGAGACTATTATATTTGACTCTTATGATAGTTCAGTAGACTCCACACTACGTGCGAGTAAGGTGCAGGCACAAGCATACGTATTCCCAGCTTGGTCTACAACAGACTCTTTTATTCCAGACCTACCTGATTACGCATTTACAGCGTTAATTGAGGAAGCCAAGTCAAGGGCAGCTTTAAAGCTTAAGCAGGTTGTTGATCAGAAGGCAGAGCAAGAGTCTGCTAGACAGAATAGGTGGATAGCTCGTAAGTCTCGTAGAGTTAATGGTGGTGTCCAGTACCCTTCTTATGGGCGTGGTAAAGTAAGTATTCCGAGGGATTGTAAGTGATTGAGTATGAAGGTTTTAAAATAGTTGTTGACGAGAATTGGGGCACAATGTTTCGTGTTAAACCCGCAGGCAAGGGTGGCTCTATCCCAACAGTGTTGGCTGGACTATATAGCACAACAGATCTTGCCCAGAAGGGCATAGACACATATAGGTCTACACACAAAGAAAAGGTAAAGTCTAATGCCACAAAGCTATCAGTCGGGTGAATTTAATTCGTTTGTAGGTGGCCTCATTACGGAGGCTTCGCCTCTCTCGTTCCCAGAAAACGCCTCAATAAATGAGGTTAACTTTGTACTAAATCATACAGGTACAAGGCGTAGACGGTTTGGAATGGACAAGGAAGACGGGGTGGGTTGGAAATTCCCCTCTCTTACATCTTCCTATGACAACGTAACAGACTCTACAGTGTCTGCATTTGAGTGGAAGAACCCAGGAAATATCGCTGGTAAGACCTTCATAGCCTTACAGGTTGGTGGTCAAGTACACATATTGGACAGGTCAGACTCTTCACTTGTCAGTGCAGCTTATACCAAGCAGACCTTCCAGATAGCTATTAGTGGTGAAGAACAATACGTTGGTAGAGCTTCCTTTGCTAGTGTTGATGGCAACCTTATTATTTGTTCAGGCACACCAACCATAGGTGTCATAGCTTATAATGGAACCACACTAACTAAGTCACAACTACGCATTCGTGTAAGAGACTTGTTCGGTGTCAGGGGCTTAATTGGAGATCCTAACTCAGGAGATCCTAAGTATCAGGTTGTAGATACAACGGATGCTGATAACGTAAACCTAAGACCGCCTTGGAATATCATTAACTCTTACCCACACTTTTACAATCTACGTAATCAGGGTTGGACAGAGCCAAGGGCTCGGTGGGGACAAGATGATGGGGCGACAGTTGTTAATCCAGAGGCTTGGACATACACTCAGGCAGATCCTATATCTGACTTTATAAAACCAGCCGCTGGCGATACAAGTAAGAATATACCATCGAACTCTGACATAGTTACTACGCACCTATATGCTAGGACTTTGCTTGACTCAATACCTGGAAGAGATGGCACTATAGAGCGGTTCCACGCTCATGATGCTATTGCCTCAAAAGCTGGTAACACACCAGCACCAAAGGGATACTTTGTAATTGACCTGCTTGATCGTGGTACAAGTAGAGAGCAAGCTTACTCTTCAGCTATTGAGAACCTGAAGTATGCACACGGCCCAGCCCTTCCACCACTAATATATATTAACCCAGTTGTATCTCTTGCACAAGACTTGACTACAGGTGGTGCTACAGTTGCTGGCGAGTTCGCAGGGAGAGTTTGGTACGGTGGCTTCAATGGCACAGTAACTGGTGGGGATTCAAAGTCTCCGTCATTAAACTCTTATGTGTGCTACTCACAATTAGTTAGAGAGTTTGACCAGATAGGTGAGTGTTACCAAAGTGGAGATCCAACTAGTGCAGACTCACCAGACAGGTTAGACACTGACGGTGGCTTTATCAGGTTGTCTGGTTGTAACAACATACAAGCTATGGTTAACGTAGGTTCCTCACTAATGGTGGTGGCTGAAAACGGTGTCTGGTCTATCAGCGGTACAGATGGTGGTACTTTCAACGCCAACAACCAGTCTGTATCTAAAGTCACTGAGCATGGAACTGTTAGCCCTCAGTCAGTAGTCTTGGTAGACGGTACTATCATGTACTGGTCAGACGATGCCATATATCAGATTGCTCCAAACCAACTTGGTGAGTGGGCAGCACAAGAAGTTAGCGTAAATATCCGCTCGTTGTATCAAGCAATAGGTTACTCTCAGAAGTTAAACTGCCGTGGCATATATGACTCATATGACCGTAAGGTTCGTTGGGTCTATGATAATAGTTTCACTAGTGATGGCACAGTAACTGAGTTAGTCTTTGACTTAACACTCTCAGCAATGTACCCAGCAGAGATAGCAGCCAACCCTCTTGGCACACAGT